GTGCGAAAAATAGCTTTCCGCGCGCGGGATGATCCGCCCACGGTGGGAAACGCCCGATCCTAAGGGCGTCAAGGGAAGCTACGGTCCGCAGGTCACGGCCTGGGCGCTTAGGGAGTTGGGGCTAAAGCTCGATGAGTGGCAGAAATACGTCCTGCATCAGGCTCTCCGATACGACCGGAACGGCGATGTCATCGCACGTCGAAGCCTTTGGAGCACCGCGCGGCAGAACGGAAAAAGCGTCATCGTCCGCAGTTTCTTTGACTGGCTATTGGACCCTGAGGCCGGCGGAAAGGTCGAGGCGTTCAAGGGATGGGAGTACGCGACGTGCGCAGCGCATGACTCCAAGCAGGCGCGGACCATCTATCGGGGCGTCTACAAAGACCTCAAACAGGTCAAGAGGCTGACAGGGAAAGAGGTCAGGACCGATCGCCAGAAGGCAGAGCGCCCGCCGATCTACCTAACCCTCCAGGCCGGCATCCAATCGGACACGCTGACCTTTGATATTTCGACCTCCGAGGCCGACGCTTCGCGGTCCAATAGCTACGGTGCTATCGCATGGGACGAGCTGCTGACGCAAAAGACCTGGGATATGTACAACTCCCTGCGCCCGACGCAGACCATGCAGCGCTCGTCGGTCATGTTCCTGACAAGCACCGCCGGGTTCGATGACAGCGTTGTATTGCGTGACCTGTACGACCGTCTACGCCGACAGGCGACAGGGGACGAGGCACCGGACCCTACGTTTTACGGTGCATGGTGGGAAAGCGAGGACCCCGATGCCGGCTTCGTATGGCCGCAGATACGGCAGGCTAATCCCTCTCCGCGTCTACCCAGGGACGTTGTGCGATCCGAGTATCGAGACTTTCCGCCCGATGGATGGAAGCGAGAGCGGCTCAATCACTTCATCGACGTTACCGCCGCAGGCGCGTTCAACCCTGGCGTATGGGCAGCCTGTCGCTACCCCGATCCCCTCGATGGCGTCGATGGACCCTACGCACTCGGCATCGACATTCAACCCGGATGGGAGCGGGCGACGATTGTGGCGAGTGCAATACGGGCGGATGGCCGCGTTGCGTGCGAGGTCTACCGGGACATCCGCGAAAACGTCACCGCCGACCGGCTCATCGCAGAAGTCCACGCCTTCCCAGAGCCCGTCGTCGCTGTCGCCTATGACGGAGCTTCGGGTGCGGCTGCCGCTTTCCGAAGGGATGCGGCAGAGTCGGGGCATCCGTGGGACGAGCTGAAGCCGTCCGCCGTCGTGGCCGCGTGCATGGACGTTACCGAGATGATTCAGAGTGGCCGGCTCGCCGTGGGCGACCCACTCATCGACGCGCAGATAGCGACCGCCGCACGGCGTAACGTCGGGCAGGATGGGGCCTTTCGGTTTAGTCGAAGGGAGTCGTTAGGCCCCATCGACGCCGTACTCGCCATGACCTTCGCTGCGCACGCTATTGCGTACGGTGCGCAGACGCCATCCCTTTACGTCCCGACAGCGGGTGGTATCGTGACGGCATGAACGCACCATCGTGGTTCCTGGTCCTGGTCGCGATCCTTATTATCCTGGGCATCCTATTCCTCGTGGGTATTAGGGTGAACGTCGGGTAGGAAGCCTTGCTTTCTAATACAAATGACGTAGACTCGGGGCGTGAAACTTCTCGACGCCTTTCTCGGTCGGGGAGAGTTCGCTGCCGCTGATCCGTCGCCGCAGCAGCTCATCGGATTTAGCACCACCGGTGGCATCATCCCGGCCGGCGTTACTGCCACCACCGCCCTCGGGCTTTCGTCCGTTTGGCGGTGTCTCGATATCTTGGCGAACGGGATCAGTCAGCTCCCGTGGATTGAGAGGCTCGGCAATCTCGAGCTCCCGCCGTCGAGGCTGGTCCGCAATCCACAGGACCCTAGCGAGTACACCCGGCGAGAGTGGGTCAGCCTTGTGGTGTCCACGATGGCGCTGTATGACATCGTGTACTTGCTCAAGGCGGGCGGCACTGATACCGAGGGCGTGCCGGCGGCACTGGTCTATCTGCAGCCGGGTATCTGCCAGCCGACGACGAGCGATTTCGGATCGTTCAATAACATCCTCCCGCCGACCGAGTTCATCATCGGCAATCAGCGCATCGGGCGGGACCGTCTGGTTATCCTGCGGCGCAGTCCGCAGCCGGGGGTCAGTGACGCGCTGAGCGGCGTCATCCACCTTGCGCGTATCACGTTCGCTGCGGCGATCTCCGCGGAGGGTTACGCGAGCCGGTACTGGCAGGCCGGCGGTCCGCCGACCACCGTGCTCACGGCGGATGGTCCTATCAACGACACGCTCGCACAGTCCTACAGCGAGCGGTGGCAGGCCATGCGCCAGCTCGGACCGGACTACGCTGCTGTCCTGGGCAACGGCTTAAAGGCGCAGCAGTTCGGGGCCGACCCCACGTTGCAGTCCGCGGTAGAGGCACGGCGCGAACAGGTCGCAGACATCGGGCGGTACTTCGGTATTCCCACGCGCATCCTGAACGCGCCGACCGGGGACTCCGAAACTTATACCAGTACGTCGGCAGCGAACATGGACCTTGTGCGCTACACGCTGCGCAACTACATCGGTGCCATCGAGGACGCCATCACGTCGCAGCTTCCCGAGCCGCGCGCCATGAAGATGGATACGTGGCAGCTCACCGAGGACACGCAGCTTGCCCAGGCGCAGGCGTATCAGCTCGCCACCGGTGGCAAGGCGTGGATCGACGTGGATGAGGTTCGCGATCGTCAGGGACTACCACCCGTCGAAAGTCCAGACAAGCTCAATCCGCCGGTTCCGGTGCCGGTCATCGCAGGAGGGTCCAATGGTGAAGGATAAGGAAGAGAAGCAGACGTCTGCTCGTGACAAGCAGACGGCGGATGATCGTGCCACTGAGCTTGCGTCGCAGGCTGCCGTCGAGAAAGCCGTCTTTGACCTGACGCACGACAAGGAAGGCAATCCGGTCCCCATCGAGGCACCGACAGCATGAAGATCACGACCGACGCCGTAAACACTGTCGAGCTGGCGTCCGCGGAGGATCGGATCGTTACCGGCCTTGCAGTCCCGTACGGTCGCGTGACCGCACGGACGGCGCTCGGTCGGCAAGTGTTCGCACCGGGCGCGTTCGCGGCGTCGGTCGCGCATTGGATGAGCCGCGGAGACGGGGCGCGCTCGCCTTTCCGCCCACGTCACGGTGAGCGTCCGGTTGGTTCGATCATCGAGCTTTCCGATGCGTCCGATGGCGTGCATTTCAAGGCCCGTATTCGCAGCGGGCCGCGCGGCGATGAGTACCTTGCGGACGTGGCAGACGGACTCAATGGCGTTTCTGTCGAGGCGTCGCTACCGGAGGACATCAGGCGTAACAAGCAGGGCGTGGTTGTTTGGGAAAGCGCCGAGCTGACAGGTATCGCCGGGGCAGATAGTCCCGCGTTCGATAGTGCGCGAGCCGCGCTTATGAAGTCGGAGGAAATCAACATGGCAGAGCTTTCCGCGGACGAGCCGCAGGCTGAGGCTGCGCCCGCGCAGCTCGCGCCGATCATTACGCAGCACGAGGCGACGGTGGCTGATCCGGTTATCCGGGCAGTCGAGCGCAGCCCGATTAGCATCACCCGCGAACCGAATATCTACGGGCGTGCGTCGGGTCAGTCGTTCCTCAGGGATGTCTACGCCGCTAAGACCGGCGACGCTGCCGCTATCGACCGGCAGAATCGGCACTATGCCCAGGCGCATGACGTGTCGGTCGCCATCGAGCGCATGGGTGACGCGGCGTACGCGTCGGACGTTCTCAGCTCCGAAATCCCCGGCGCGTATCCTAATGACTACATCCCAGGGCTTTTGACGCCGCGCATTCTCAAGGGCCGGCCGATGGGCAGCTTCTTCGCGCGGCAGCCGATCACCGACGCCACGCCGAAGATTTTTGCCAAGGTCACCACGTCGGGCAGCGTCGCGGTGCAGTCCGCAGAAGGCGCAGCGCTGACGGCGACCGACATTGCGACGACCGCTGTCACGGCCACGCCGCTGATGTACGGCACGTACACCGACGTGTCCCGTCAGGTCATTGACGGTGCCGACCCGAACGCGCAGAACCTGGTTCTCCAGGACCTGATCGAGGGTTACGCGCAGGCGTCGGAGACGGTTATCAAAACCGCCGTCGAGGCTGGCGCTACTGCGTCGGGTACCGCGATCACCGCGGCGACGCCGTTCGCTGGTGCGCTCGGCAATATCATCAAGTACCAGACGACCCGCTTCCGTCCGGCGGAGGGGCAGTTCATTCCGTCCGCCCTGTTCGCCGTCCTGCTTGCCCAGGGCGACACGACGGGTCGTCCGTTCATGCCGCTGCTCAATCCGATGAATTCTGACGCGACGGTCGCAGCGGGCGCGGTGTCGGGCTCGATCCTTGGAGCGACCGCGTTCCTGTCCTATGCCAGCACGACGAACGTCGTTGTTACGGCACGGAAGATCGACTACGTTATCTATGAGTCGAGCGTGGCAACATTCAGCTTCGCTGAGGTTGTCGGGCCACAGGCCGTCCGCATCGGTGTGTGGGCGTACCTCGTGGTTGGCACCCGTCTCGGCGGACTGTCGGTCACAGCGGCGTAGCGATGGCGACCATCGCCTACCCGGGCCAGTTGCAGAACGCACAGACGGGTAACGCCGATAGCACGAATACGATTCAGCGGGTCAGTGGCGAAGGCAATCTTCGCCAGATGATCCTGCGGATTGTCTCGACTATCGGCGCGACGCCGACTGTCACTGTGAACATCATGGGTAGTGGGGATGGCACGACTTGGTGGAACATCCCGTACAGCCCCTTGGCCTCTGCGCCGGGGGACTGGACGGTGGCAGCGCTCACGATCACCACGGCGACCACGGCCATGTACGCGCTCATGCCGGGCAGGCCGTGGACGTTCCTTAAGCTTGTCATGTCGGCCAATACCAACGTGACCCTAACGACGGACGTGTTCTAGATGGTCTACGTCACCGGCGCTCAAATCCTGACGCACGTCGGAAAGACCTCGCCCACTGCCGATGACACGGCATGGGCGGGGACGTGCGCCGATGCCATCGAGGCAGCGCTTGCGTTCCGTCTCGATGACTGGGCTTCGACCGCCGGTGGCGTCGATCAGCTTGAGGCTTGCGCCCGTTCCGATGGCGCAGCCCTGTTCAACTCCCGCGCTGCGCCTCATGGCGTCCTGTCCATCGGGCCGGATGGTGATGCCGTGAGGCTCGGCGCTGACTACATCAGGGCGTGCAATCCAGTGATTGCACGGCTCGTTCGTAGCGGGATCGGGTGACTACCATTGCAGCCGCACGCACGGCCCTTGTCTCCGCAGTCGGAGCCTCGGATGACTATGTGGACCCGCCTGGGTGCATGGTGTGGTCTGATGGCTCGGACACGAAACCGACCGGCAAGGGGAGCGTCATCTGGCGCTTCCGGGTCATGTGCTACATCGGGTATAAGTCCGACAGTGCGGCAAGCGATGTCGAGCTGTCCGCCTACGTCGCCGCTAAGACTCTCATCCTCATCGCCCTACCCGGCTGGACGGTGGACGGGGTATCGCCAGTGGGCACCCGCGATATCGCGGGCGGCACCCATCTCACGGCAGACATTGCCGTATCCACATACGTCACGCTGTCGTAAGGAGGGTCCCTAGTGGCATCTATCCCGCAGATTCCGAAGATCGTTCTACTGACCATCGCCACGATTGACTTCTCCGATGACGTGACGGCGGCACGGCTGGAGTTCTCGCCGGGTGCCGTACAGTCCGTCACCACGCTGGACGGCGTGGTCCATCAGGACGCGACCCCCGGTACGTGGTCGTTTAACCTGACCTGCGTACAGGATTGGGACCTTACCCGTCCTGGCCTCGCCTACTATCTCAACCTCCACGCCGGCGAGACGGCGGCGGTTGCGTTCAACGCGCATGGCACGGGGACCGCGGGCGACTCGGACAGCCCGCCTGTTTCGTTCAATGCCGTGTTGGTCCCGATCAGCTACGGCGGGGAGGGCGGCGTGTTCGCCACGACGGACGTTAGCCTGCCGGTTACCGGGACGCCTGTCTGGGATCACACCCCGTAATCATGGCCGCGGGGAGTGCTCCGCGGATACAGGTGACCGGGGCTAAGGAATTGCGCCGTGCCCTAAAGGGCATGACGGATGACCTAAAGGACCTTCGGGAAATTCACCTTGCCGCTGCGAGGATCGTGGAGGAGGTCGCGCGGGAGAACGCTCCCGTTCGCAGCGGTCGCCTAAGGCGCACGATCAAAGCCGGGGCTACCCGGACGCGGGGGACAGTGAGTGCGGGCCGGAATGGGAGCGTTCCCTACGCCGGCCCCATCCACTTCGGGTGGCCGGCGCGGAACATCGAGTCACAGCCGTTTATCTTCGATGCACTCGACGCGCGGAAGGATCAGGTTGTGCGACAGTACGAGGAGCGCGTCGGACAGCTTGTCGAGCGCGTAGGGCGGGAGACGCCATGAGAAGGGGAGGCAATGGCCGAGTCAGTAGCGTTCGATCCCAACAGCGTGACCCTCGGGGAGATGGACGCCGCAGAGCAGGCATCGGGCCTAGGGATGAGCGACCTGCTGAAGTCCCGTACCCGGCAGCTCATGCTGGGGGTGTTCGTTACACAATTGCGCAGCTCCGGGCAGGCGCCGAAATGGAGCGACTTGCGGGACCTACGGATAGTCGACGCCTCATCCTCGCTATCGGCGTCCGAACCGGACAACCCTGGTCCGAAGTAGAACGGCTACCGCTGCGCGATGCCT